TTTTAAGGCGTTTGTTGCAAAATTTCCATATGCTTTTCCAGTCCAATTTGATCTAAAACCAGTTGAAATATCTTCTGGCATGTATAAAACAATTGATTGTCCAGTAGTTTTAGTGTACTGATTCCCTTCTCCAGTTGCTTGGTTATATCCATATAATTTACCAGTAAACGTATCCTTTCCAGTTATTGTTTGAGCACCTTCACTTGATATGGTAGCTTCTGATGTAGTTCTTTTTGCAAATGGTGGAGAGTATTTGTAAAATGAGAATGTTACATAATCATGCTCTTCGGTAATTGGTGGATAGGATGGATATCTTAATGCAGCAGATGCTGTAGTGACGTTCGCAGCAGGAATTTTTCCTCCTACTTTGACCATCGGACTATTCATTCTTCTTTTGTATTCTTCCTCAGCTTCTTTTGCAGATTTTGCTTCTTGTGCTCTTAACTCATCCTCATATTGTGAATATGGTCTATAAATTCCTTGAGGTTTCTGAAGGATCCATTCAGAACCATTCCATCTCCAATATTTTTTGCCACCACCAGCTCTGCCATTATATCCAGTTGTTTTTAACTGACCAGAAAATTCTCCTTCGCCTGTAGGCGGTTTTGCTGGTTTGGTTCTGTTATTACCAGGCATTATTCAGACATCTCCCTAGATTTTTGGTGCCGTATCCTTTCACTAATCGTTGACCTCTGAGTTTATCATAGAAGACTTCGTTAGTATCTTCCCACACAGTTTCTTTATCTATAGGAAACATCATACCATTGATATTTTTAACAAAATCCTCGGTTGGTAACAGAATAGCAGTATCCCATTCTGTAGAGGCAAGATCAAGATATAGACCTTCTACATGTGCTGATAGGTATTTATGGAAACACTTCTTAGGAATGTCAATTCTACCTTGCATTAGTTTCTTTGTAGCAATGATTCTCTTCTTTGGAGGTAGGTAATGTAAGTTAGCACCCCAGAATTCATTCTTTCCAATAGTTTTGATAACATATACTAGAGGCAGTTGATCATAGTAAGGCAAGTATTTCATCTTTGCCTTATATTCAAACATATACAAGTGACCTTGTACTGTATATCTACGCAATTCATTTGCGTCTTGCTCTTCTACAGCACCAACTCTGTCACTTCTCTCATTCAGTATGTACTTATTAAAATTCTTTTTGTATGCTGCTGCCTCATTCTTTACTGCTGCCCTGTACCAAGCGAGAGACTTCTTTTCTCCTCCTGTCTTGGTAGAAATTCTTTCAAAGAGTGTTTTGTATCCTGGGTTTTTATTTACGTTGTTGCGTTGGACAGACGCGAATCCTGTTGCCATTGTTCTAGACTCCTAAGTGATCTTCGGTTAGTATTAAGAAGTTCATCTGCCTGTCTTCACAATACTCACGCGCTGCTGACCACTTAGTTTGGTTTTTGGCGTATGTTAATGCAGCATTACGATATGAGGCAGTTCGTTTATTTTTGTCATTCGGTGGTTGTGTTTGCTTTTTGGGTTTTACTTCAATAATATACTTTGTGAGTTTACCAGACTTTTCACGAACTTTGATATAAAAGTCTGGAAAGTATCTCCTCACCTTACCATCAGGAGCTCTGTATGGTATAATAATCTCTTCACTACCCCACTGTAATATGTTAGGGTTATTGTCACAGAACACCATGAACTTACGTTCCCATAGCGACCTATAAACAATGTTTGTCGGGTTGCCACGGTACTTCTGAGGGTTTTTAGGTTTAAAATACCCAGAGTACGCCATAAATATAATTGTACCAACATAGGTATTTAGCGTGCCAATAAAAAGTTCTAGTAGTATATCTTCCTTCTTAGGGCAGATAAACAAACATGGTGGAGTTTCAACTTCAAACAACTTTATTGTTGAAGTTGATTATTTTGCTCAAAGTGTAGACGGTGCATTTGCTAATAAAAAAGATATGAACACTGCTTTATTATTTTTATGTGATGAAGCACAACTACCAAATGTAAATACTGCTACAGGAACTCAGAATGGTGTTCTAACTGGTATTGGTTCTGTAGATTACCCACACACCAAAATATTTACAGAAATTCAACTGACTTTTATGCTAGATGCTAATCTATCATTACTCAAGTTCTTTAATGAGTGGTATAGTCGTATCTTTAAGGATGGTGGTGCTTCAATTCATGCTTCTGAAGATACTTTATCTCCATTGAACAGAGCAACTAGACTACAATATCGTAACAAATATGCTTCTCCTATAAAGATCACAAAGACAGAACCTGGAAAGAAAGATGCAACAGAAAGAAAACCAATTACCTATGTTTTAGAGAATGCATGGCCTTACGCTATTGATGCTGTTCCTCTTCAATTTGGTTCATCTCAAATTACTAAGTTAACAGTGAACTTTAAGTATGAGAGACATCAAATTATTCAGAGGGATATTAGAAACATTAAAGGTATGCAAAAGGGCGAGATCACTGAGGTACTACGTGATGATGGTCCTGGTGTTGATCCACCATTGGGTATGAAAAAAGGACAGATAAATGAATATCTATTAGATGAAGGTGCTGGAACGGGTACAAAACGTAAGACAGCATTGGAGAGAGCAGTTGACTTCAGTGGTCTTCAAGATTTAAATTTTGCCAATAGAAATATTGGATAGCAAATTGACTTTTTAAATTCCATAAAAGTCGGAAAATTTTTTCTGCTAATTTTTGTCTGAAAAAGTCGCTAAATATAAATATGACCTTGGAGTTAATATAATGGCATTGCCACAAGTTGTTTTGCCAACTTATGAGTTGGAAGTCCCTTCAAATGGGAAAAAACTAAAATATCGTCCATTTGTTGTAAAAGAAGAAAAAATACTTTTATTAGCATTAGAATCAGGGGATGATAAGGAGATTGAAAAAACCGTAAAATCTCTTTTGAAAAACTGCATTCAAACAAGAGTTAAATTGGAAGATTTGGCAATGTTTGATTTGGAGTATATTTTCCTTCAAATTCGTGCTGTGTCTGTTGGTGAAATTGTAGAAATGCAAGTAACCTGTAGAGATGATGAAAAAACTCAGGTTAAGTATTTTATGAATCTTACTGAGGTTGCTGTTAATAAACCAGAAGGACATGACCCTAAAATTATGTTAACTGATGAAATGGGTGTCATTATGAAGTATCCTGCTTGGAGTGAGTTTATTAGTGGATCTATTATGGGTCAGACTCCAACTACAGACGGTGTACTTGAGATTATTGCTGGGTGCATTGATCAAATTTTTGATGGTGAAGACGTATATGATAGTTCTACTACCACTAAAAAAGAATTTGTTGAATTTGTAGAGGGATTGACTAATGAGCAATTTGAAAGTATTCAAAAATTCTTTGAGTCTATTCCTAGACTAGAACACAAATTTACGGTGACAAACCCTGAAACAGGAGTTGATTCGGAATTCCTAATTACTGGGTTATCTAATTTTTTCGGATAGCCCTCTTTCATAATACGCTAGAGGGGTATTACAAGACCAACTTTGCTTTGATGCAGCATCATAAATATAGCTTGACTGAGATTGAAAATATGATGCCTTGGGAGAGGCAGGTATATACCACACTTCTGATGCAACATTTGGAACAAATCAAAAAAGCACAAGAGGCGGCTAGAAACTAATGGCACACGGTTTTCTATCATATCAAGATACTAGAGGCGAAGTAGATTGGCTCGGTAAAACTTTTAATGCCATTAAAGATTATATTGAAAATCGCGAAAGAAAGGAAAAAGTTGCGGATATGGTCGCCGCAAAAGTAAATGTATTAAATGATCAAAAAGCATTACCACAAGGTCAAACACCACTTTTGAAAGGTGGTAATCAGAAAGAATTAGCAGCAACACCACTGCAGAAAATGATTGGTGGAACTGCATTACAAAAATCATTACCTGCAGGACCAGCGGCAGTAAACCCAGAGGTTGTTGGTGGTGGATTAGCTAGAGGTGGATTTAACGGAAAACCATTAAGACCAGAGGGTTTTGCTAGCAATGCTATTGTAGATATTGGTGCTACTAATCTAGGTGTAGAAAGAGATATTGGCGGAACTGATATGTTCGTCAAAACTCTTAGTGATGTTTCTGGAGATAGTGGTGCAGTAGTACAGGCAATTGATAGACTGACCATGGTTACCATGAGTCTAGTTGATGCTACAAAACAACAAACAAGCAGTCAACAGCAAATTGCTGCTGCACAACAACAGCAATCTGAAAAATTAGGAAGAAAATCATTAGCAGCTGCAGAAGAAGCTTCTTTAGAAGGAGGTGGAGATTTTTCTGGTAATGCTGGTTATCTTGCCCTTGCATCCCAAGGTATGGGTATGATGCGCGGTGGTGGTGGTCGTGGTGGCGGTCCTGGCATGGGCATCGGCGGCAAAGTCTTGACCAAAAATATCCTTAAAGCTGCTACTAAACGAGGTGCTGCTAGAACAGGCACTAGACTAGGTGCTGCAGTAGGTGGAAAACTATTAGGTGGATTTGGAAAAAGAGCAGGTGCTAAATTAGGTGGAAAGGCAATTGGTAAGGTTGCTGGTGGAGCAATTGCAAAGAGTTTAGGTAAGAAGATTCCACTGGTAGGACTAGGATTAGGTGCTGTTTTTGCTGCTCAGAGAGCGATGCAGGGAGACTTCCTTGGTGCTGGTCTAGAATTAGCATCTGGTGCTGCATCTACTGTTCCTGGTCTTGGTACTGCTGGATCTGTTGGTATTGACGCTGCTCTAGCTGCCAGAGACATGACAATGATGGCAGATGGTGGTATTGTTGACTCAGCTACAAATGCGATTATTGGTGAAGATGGAAAAGAAGGTGTTTTCCCTCTTGAAGGTGCTCGCGGTAAGAAAACCTTTATTCAATTTGGTGAGGGAATTTTAAATGCACAAAAAAGAAATAAAAAGGATTTTGCTAAAATCCAAGCAGAAGGTTTAAAAGAATATTATGATAAGGGAAGAGGATGGAAAGGAATTTTTGA